TCATCAATATAATAATGATGGATGTCTTTATCGTAGATTTCCTGCCGTTTGGCATCACGGGCACGCCAGAGCAATTCTTCCGGTGTCGGCTGTGGTTCCGGTGTCAGTGCCATATACCAACACTCGAGCGGTGATGCCTCCGGATAGTCGTTATGATACTGTTCCTGTTCTTCACTAAGCAGGAGATAAGCGCCATCTTCGTAATTTTCGATATTGTCGCCAACAAGATAGGAATCAGGCAATTCTTGTTCCAATTCCAAAAACTGAATGTTTTTTTGAATATACAGCATATTGTCTTATTTATATTTCATGTAACGAAGTATTATGATACCGGAACCGCCTGCGCCAGAATAGCATCCTCCTGAGACATTGGAACCACTTATATAAAAAGAACCTCCTCCTGAGCCCGTATTGGGTTCTCCATTAGTAGGTCTTCTCGAAATATCTCCGACATAACCGATACCACCGCCACCTGGTGCTGATCCGGAACTATATTCTCCACCACCTCCACCACCTCCGGCGTACAATTTATTATTGAACGGGCATCTGGTAGTACTCCCTTGACCGATTCCAGGCATATCACCTGCTCCATTAGAACCATCACTTCCACCAATATATCCTGCCGTCTTTTCTGCAGGTCTTCCACTACCACCACCTGATCCCCCATCGCCCCCTATTCCGGAATATCGACCTCCATTTCCGCCAAGAGCTTTTATTGAATTAGATTTAAACCAGGACTCTGACCCTGGAAGACCATTCTTCTGATCATCGTAAGCAGACATCGAAACTACACGATCTCCCCCTTTCCCTATTGAATAGCTAACAACACTTTCTGGAGTAACAGGCACATCAAGATATGTTTTAACATACCCCGATCCGCCCCCTCCACCACCTCTTTCAGGGCCTGACGATGCACCAGAGCCACCGCCACCAACAATGAATACATCAACAAATTTACAACCAGCTGGCACCATCCATGTACCGGATGATTTTAACTCTTCCACAACTTCTACCAATTCTCTCTTTCCCATCATCACCCTTCTCTTCATCTCTCACCTCCTTTCATTATACTCTCACGACAATTATCCCATGTTCTTTTTTCAGCGATACCCCTGTGGCTTTACCAGCTGGCAGTTCAACGCTTGTTTCCTCCGATTGCCAGCCCGAACCGTTTGGGATCGGTTGGTTAATCGTTGATCCGGTGTTGTTCTTAATGGACAGATAAAACTCCTGCATCTCAGGAACGCTTCCTATATTCGCAAAGTTGATCGCCTGCACAGATGTACTCGAATAGGTAAAACGCAAGTTATACGGTGATGAAGGAAGAGCCGCCAGAGACTCGACATCGACATACTCTTTCAACCTCAAAGAGTCCGATACCTTCGTTTTCTCTTCATTGCTGTAATTATTGTCGGTATGGACATAAGCAGCGTCCTTGACCGTATGGTCGTCATTCTGTAACTGGGATAGCCTTGTCGGAATCGCCTGCTGAACGTTTGTGATGCTCTGGTTCAGCCCGGCGATGATCCCTTGCAACGTCTGTGTGTCCTCTACGTTGGCAAGGAAAGCGATGATCTCGTTAAATGACTCGATGGCACTCGATGCGTCACCCGAAACGAGCGTGTTGACTTGCTGCTGCAAGGCTGTCAGCGCGTTCCTGATTTCCGTGTCGTCGTAGCTTTCCCCGTCCTGTCCTTCGGCTACCACACCCGTATCCTCTTCGCCTATTTTCCAATGCTTGGTTTCCGGATCGATCGAAGGAACCGGAGCATTGTTTCCCCGAAGGTTCGGGGTGTCAAACTTACCTTCAGCCGTCGTGATCGTCAGGATATAGGTCGTGGCATCATTCGTTTTAACTGTGACCTTCACCTCCTGCATGACGGCCGGCAACTGGGCAAACGTATGAACGCCATCAGCCAGCTTCATGTTGAATTTACCGTTTTCCAAACGTTCAAATAACCAGACTGATGTAGGGTAGACGGTTGCGTTATCGGCCCATTCAGCCGTCGTCAGTTCGATCTGTTGATAAATAAATGCACCTTTCTTACTCATTGCTCAAATATCCTTGTTTTATCGTTCGTACTGATTCATTGTAATAATTGGCTCCTGTCAGATAAACATTACCGGGCAAGGCTGTACCGCCGCCAGATTCCTGCCACGAGGCTTTTCCCCCGGCAAGATCATAAAGCCGGTAGAACACATATTCTCCTTCTTCCGCTACACGTACTTCATCGCCGATACGAAAATTGATGGTTGTACCGTCGGTATTGACATAGCTCAATGTATTTTCGTCCGGGATAGCCTCTAACGTCGGGATCTCCGGTTTGTTCTTGATGTAGTTCTTATTGACAGGATCGGTAACGTTCCAGTCGGGTTGTAGTCCACTGATGACTCCTTCGGCGGCTTCGGCTGCACGATTGGCGCGGTCGGCGGCTGTGTTGGCCTCGCCGGTTGCCTGTTCAGCATCAAGGATAACCTGGGCTGTCATCTGTTCCCGTTGTTCTTCCTGTGCCTGACGGGTTGTTTCGTTTGCCTGGCGGGTTGATTCCGATGTTTCCCGAAGTTGTTCTTCGATGATACGGGCTTTTTCTTTTTCGGCACGGATTGTTTCGGCTGAAATCCGTTCCTGTTCCGTTTGGACTCGTTCCTTTTCCTTGGAAATGCGCTCCTGTTCAGCTGTATCGCGGTCGGTCTCTTGGGCAATACGTCCCTGTTCAGCCTGGTCGCGGAGAGTTTCCGCTTCCTGGCGTTTCGTTTCGGACTGGTTACGCAAGGTTTCGGAGGCGACGCGTTTGGCTTCGTTGTCGGCTCGCTTCGTCTCTTCGGTGAATCGTGCCTGTTCGGCTTCGGATCGGGCGGCCTCGGCGGTGGATCGTTTCGATTCTTCTTCTATCCGGAGAGATTCGGCTGCGTGCCGTTCGTTTTCTTTGGAGATTCGGGTGTTTTCGTCGGCGATTCGTTGAATCTCATTCGCTTCACGAAGTTTTTCCGTTTCCTGGCGTAAATTCTCTATCCGGGCACGTTCGGCTTCGGCTTCTTTACGGGCGGTCTCAGCTTCTATGCGCTTGCTTTCGGCTTCAGAAATAGCGACGTTTATCCCTTCAGCTTTACCGGCTGCCGAGTCAGCACGGGCGGCAGCAGAAAGGGCATTGGTGGCGGCTTTTCCTGCAGCCGAAGCTGCCGCGACTGCATCCTCATACGCCTTCTCGATCTCATCCAATGAAACTTTTACGCTCGTTTTCTTACCGTCAACGATCTGGTAACCCAACGTCCACAGCCCTGAGAAACTGACCGAGGTGGGCAGCTCGCTGATTTTTATTCTTTGTTCCTGTCCTGTCATTGCCTATTTCATATCTATAAAGTTCAGGCCGTCTTCCGTGACAATAAACATGTCATCTTCCGTGGCCAAGAAATAATCGGTTTCAAAGAGTCTGAACGAGGTGAATACCAAGGTCAGATCAAACTGCATCACCATCGGTTCGCCCAGCGTAAGCAGTTTGCAATTGCTCATCTTCTTGTAGTAGCAGGGATAGGACTTGCCAATCTCTTCTACAAAGAGTTCGCCCGGAGCGATCAGGTCGGCAAAAAAACTATCCCAGCACTGCCAAAAGGCATCTTTTCGAATAGTTTTTAAAAAGCATTTAAAAGTGACCTCTTTCGGCTGGAAGACCAAGTGTTCTGCATCGTAGATTTGCCCGTCAATGGAGGCAATCTTGCGCTGCAGGTTCACCTTTGCCGCCGGATTTCGCAGCAGGGCGTTCCGGCTCTCATAGACATACACGCCGTATCTGCCTATCGGTTTACCATCCAGCTTGTAGCGGCTTTCGGGTAACCATACGTCCGGATCACACACACCGGCTGTCGGTCTCACCGGAAGATCCTCGACAAACTTCAAGGTAAAAGAGGTTGCCGATGGATAAACCCGGTTCACGGGGTGGTCGGCAAGGCGCAGCTGCCATTCCCTACCCAAGGAGGGCACGCGGAACGTGTGCTGCCCCTTGTCGGAGAGATAAGCGATCAGGTCGGAAGCCTGCGAGTTGCTATCCGAAAGGAAAGAGATGGCAATCTCTCGCGGCTGCAGCTTCGGGTCGCTCAGATCCACCTCAATGCCATCCTCTTCGGGCCAGTCGTTCCGCTCCGGCTCTTTCATTGCCGGGAAAGCGAGAAGGTCGTTATATCCTCCCCGCGTCACCCGGCAGCCGAAACGGCCAAGCACATTCAGATCATCTATGTATAGGTTGTTGTTCATTGCTTTCTCAGTATTAACCCACGGTTTTCGATATTCTGCAGCGAGCTGCGCGTCTGCCGGATATCCTTCTCGATGGCTTCGAGACGGTCGGTATTGCTTGCTATGCGTTGCAGTAGGGACAATCCCTCTACCAACTGCCCTTGGATGTTCGTCACCCCCTGATTAGTGCGGTCGGCATAGATCAGGAGGGCATAGAAATTGCCGTTCAGTTCGTCGGCACTGTCCTGACTCATCGAGGCTATGTCTTTGGCCGTAGAAGTGCGGTCGATCACGTCGCCGATAGTCGTGCCGGTCACCTGTTCCATCTGCTCCAGCTGCTTGGCTGCATCCTCGATAATCTTGTCATACTGTGCCTTCAGGCTGGCGATGCTTTCAGCGGTCAGCCCGTTTTGCGAGGCGGCGGCAAAGGATTCATACCATTTGCGGAGCGGTTCTTCCAGTGCCTTCATCTTCACCCCCTGCAGCACTGCATCGTTCAGCATCTTTTGGAAGTCGTCGGCAAAGTCCTTGGCAGAGCGTTTGCCCTCGGCAAAGCCCTGCAGGATGGTGTCGGCGATGGCGTTCGTATTCGTTCCGGTGAAAGCCTCCTTCATCTCTTCGTTCAGGTCGTCGATCATTCCGGCGACATCTTCTCCTTCGTCCTTCAGTTTCTGTAGTTGTTCGAAAAGCACTTTTGCTGATTCGGTCAGTTTGTCCTGCGTATAAAGCGATTCCATCTCTTCGTAGGTCTTGCCGGCGAGCGAGTCGTAATCGTTCCAGGTCTTCGCCTTGCGGAACCAAGTGCCATGCTTGTAGTGCGTAGCTGTGATATACTGCTCCTGCTGCAATTTCTCCCACACCTGTTTGTACTCTTTCTCTATCTGACCGGCTTGGTTCTTCAGTTCGAGAGACTGACGGTTGAAGTATTCGAGTGAGGTTTCGCCAATCTGCTGCTGGATGCGTAGCCGTTCGCGTAGGATGGCGTTATACTCCAACTCCTTCATGGCTGTTTCGACCAGATTCAGTTGGTATTCCGCCAATATCTTTTTGTTTTCTTCGACCCTTTTCTTAAAGCTGCCCACGATGCCTGTGATGCCGCCGATGATGCCCGAAGCCCCTCCGATGAGGTCACCGCTCATGATGCGGCCGATCCCGCCTGCCATATCGCCGACGCTGCCCACCAGCTGGGCGACAGTGGCAAGGGAGCTTCCCAACGCTTCGTTGAAGAGCTCGGCAGTTTCAGCAGCCATCGAGATGCCGTCAGCCACTTTATAGCACTCCTCGGCCAAGAGGCTTGCCTGGTCGGCATCCGAAAGTCTGTCCCACTGGTCGATCAGAAGGACTATCCCCTCGCGAGCCTCCTTGATCGGTCGGTTAAGCTCCTTGTCGATCTTCTCCTGCATCTGGTCAAGGTCGCTTGTGTCGAACTTGCCGAACGCCTTTTCCAACACGTTGCGGTTGTCAAACTGCACGTTGACCTTGATTCCTTCGAGTGAGGATTGCAGGGTCTCCATAGCGATCTTTTTCCCGGAAATGATGATCCGGTTCTCCATTTCCGCGACCTTCTCTTCGTATTCCTTGATCTGCTCGGCAAAGGCGGAACGGTCTTTGTCCGTTGTGGCAAGATCGCGCAGCTTCTTCATCTTTGCGATCAATTCGTTATAATAGGCAATCGATCCAAGCGGGGCCGGTTCTTTGCCCACTTTGCCTCCTGTGGAGCCAATGATTGCTTCCAATTTCTTCTTTTCCGCCTCTATTTCCTTGAGGGCCGCTTCATAGTCCTGTTTGTTGGTCAGTTTGTCCAAGGCAGCTTCTTTTGCCGCGATGGATGCTTTGATCGCTCCCACGCTTCCCTGCTCAAGGGTACGGATAGTCTTCAGATTGGCAGTTTCCAAGGATTTGCGCTCCTCTTCGCTGTATTCCAGCCCTCTTTCCAATATTTTGCGGGCTTCGTCGAAGAGGCTGTCTGCTTCTGCCTGAGCCTTCTTTTTCGAAAGGTTCTCACCCGACACATAGGTGGTCTGCCCGAACAGGCCACCCTGTATGGTATAGCTCTGCGTATCAGCCATCCGGTCCACCTCCAACTGCTTGCGGATCGCTTCGTTGTATTTCTCGGTGGCGAGCGTCATCGCGGCGGAGGCACGGGCACGCGCCATCACCGAGGCGACAAACGCCTCCTTGCCTTGGTTGAACAGGTTCTCGGCATCCGTCACCTTGCCGATCGAGACACCTAAGTGCTCGAAGGCAGTGCGGTTCTTTAGGAGGTATTGTTCTTTCGCCTGGATGTTGTCGCCCAGTTTCTCCCATTCGGCAGACATTCTCTGCAGTTGTGTGAGCGTTGTGGAGGATGTTTTGGCGACCGACTCCTGAAACTCCTCGAGCGTTTCCAAGGCATCGGCAAGCGACTGCCGGGCGCCGAACAGACTTTTGGTCCAGGCAGTAATCTCTTTGCCATAAACGGTCAGCAATGTGATACCGACGACGAGGGCCGTCTGCCAGCTGACGATCCCGCCGAGCAGCTGTTTCCAGACCGGCGTGGCCTGCTGTCCGGCCTTGATGGCTGCCTGATACTCCCGGCGAGCCATGTTGATGTTATCGACCAAGATAGGTAAGTTGTTCGAGATGGCGAGAAAGAACATGTTCGCCCCCATGGTGAGCGAGGGCAGCTCACGTGCCACCTGCTGGATCGACATCTGCAGGCTGTTGAAACCGGTTCCGGCCGTACGGCTGTACGCAGACAGACGGGTCTGGGCGGTCTGCAGTTCATTATCCACGCTTTGGATCTGTTCCAAAATATCCTTTCCGGCCGAACCTTCACGGTCCATTTTGGAAAGCCGGGAATAGGCCTCGGTCAGTTGCTGCAACTTGCGTGTCAGGGCGACCACGCTGTCTGACGCCTCCTGTTCGGTGGCCATCTGCTGTTGCAGCTGCTGCATCCCCTGACTGATCACCACTCTTAGGTTGCTCTCCTGCAGCGCCAAGGCTGCTTTTGCCTGCGTATACCCCGAAAGGCTTATGGTCCCGGCCTCAAGCTCCCGGTCCAGCTGTTCCTGCATCGCGGAAAGCGAACGCAGACTGCTGATATTCTCCTGCATCGTCGTGGCGAGCTTGCGGCTCTCGGCGCTCATGGCGTTGTAGGCGGCCGAACTGTCGGCAATCAACTTTTTATAGGTCGTTGCCGCTTCGTCGCGCAGCCCCTTGATGCCGAGCGTCACTTTATTGACCTCTTTATCGATGTCGCCACGAAATTCAAAGGTGATATATACGGGATCTGTCTGTGCCATTTGTCTCTTTTACTACTTTAATCCGAAAAATTCAAGCTCCTCCTCTTCGCTCTGGAGTACCTCTTCTCTTTCTTTTTTCTTCCGCATCCGTCCCTGGTCGCTGATCATGGTCAAAACGACACACCACGGGATACGGTTCATGATTTCATCATACGTGATTGCCCCCTGCTGCACGAGGGTGTAGATCTGTCCGAACGGGCTATGGGGAGGATCATACTCCTCCTTTAACTCCCGGTCTCTGTCGGCTGGCTCGCCTCCGTCGGCTTCATCAGGTTCAGCGAAGCGACCGATGCGATAATGCTCACAAAAGCCTCGCTCGTGCTCATCAGCACGATGATCTTGGCCAGTTCCGCCAATCCCTGCATCGGCATGTGTTGCCGGATATACCAGGCGAGCGGACGGTTCAGCAATCGTGCCGACCATGTGCCACGCAGCAGACCATAGGCGATGATCCGTGAGGTGGTGACGCCGTGCTTGGCGATCTGTTCCAAGACGCTGCCGAAGTTGCCGTCATGCAGGTGCTGCAGGTCGATCTCCATCCGCGTGAAGAGCGATGACATCCGGATAAGGCTGCCCGCCGTGGGTAGCTTCACCCGGATGGGTACCGTCTTGCGCCCGAAGATCCGGAGCAGCCACGGGGCAGGGAGGTTTATTTTGAGCCGCCGGTCCAACAGGGCGTCGGCGGCCATGGCTTCTACCGGGGTCATGCCGTGGGTTCTCCTAATTTGTAGATCTCATAGGCCCCGTCTTCTTCGCTTGCCGAACTCATGGCGGTAGCGGTAATTTCGATCTGGGCGATCTGGTCGGCTGCCAAATTCCAGATAAACCGAGCGAGGATCTTCGCACGGGGGATGTCGATCACTACGTTATATCTGGTAAGGACACGTAGTGCCTTTTCGATCTGCACTACATCGCGTGGCGCTTTAAACTTGTCGACAGTGTATTTCTTGCCTTCGATGGTCACCTCCTGTGCCTTGGCGATGGATCCGCCGAAAACCTCTACCAATACATCGTTATCCCATTCTATGAAGTTGAGTTTGACCTGTTTCAAACCGGTTTCCGAACTCACTGTTTCCACGGGTACTGTCGGCTCTTCTTCCGAGTAAAAGTTGGTTACGGTGTCGGCTTCAGTTGTGAAACTGGCCGTTCCCTTAAAGGTACGTGCCAACTGTTTCATCTCGGTCGGCATGCCGCCTTTAGGGTTCACCTCCCCGAAGAGCGCTTTCTTCAAACCTACCGATGTTGTTTTCTTTTCTGCCATATCTTTCGAATAAATTGGATGATTACCATTAAAATGATTCCTGTTAAAATGCCGCCCGAATACCATTTGAATTTCGTCCAAAACGGTACGAGGGGCGGTTCCTTTGTCTTCTCCGTTTCCGCCAGCCGGTTCTGTGCCCGGCTTAGCTGCTCTTCGAGGGAGAACATCAGTGCCTCCAGGCTGTCGCAACGGGCAGAAGCGATGATGTGCCCGTCCCGGTAAGAGAGGCTGACCGTCGCCCGGCCGTTTTTCTTTGTATATCCGGCTCCGGTGGGGAGCTTACGGAGGCTGTCCGTCGGGACCCGGAGTGTCGCCAGGCTTGGTGGGATTATCACGGGGGTAACGCTGACCCTTCTGTCCCATGCGAGGCTGTCCCGTGCGTGCATAGTAGAATTGTGCTTTGTAGTCTTGCACGAGGCGGCGAGCAGGGCAACGATGGTAAGTAGGACAGCCTTCAATAAGTAACACAACCCTTTCAAGGGCCGACACTCTGTTTTGGATCTGGATGTTTTCATCTTGCAGCGTTTTATAGAGTTCCATCAATTCGTTCATCTGCTCCATGTCATCATCCAGGAGCTCGCGGAACGTCTTTTCACGATCCCTTTTCAGCTCCAGCCTCCGCCGGGGGATGCCGGAAAGCCACTGAAGCAGGATAAGCAATCCACCTCCTGCACCGAGGAAGTCGAAAAGCGCGTCCCATCCCATGGCCTACGCCCCTTTCTTTTTCTTGCGGGTGAAGAGCGAGATCAGCCATTGTATCAGGCCGGTTTCGGCAAACCCGCTTGCCGCGATACCGGCACCGATGCCATACATCAGGGCAATCTGCCAGTCGAGGTCGGCAAGGAAGCCCAAGTCCTGCCACCAGCCGAACATGCAAATTCCGACGCCCAATACCCAGTTGAGCGCCATTGCCACCCATCCCGGCATCGACTTCCAGAAGCCGCGGATCGCTTCGACGATCACCGGTACTCCGGCAACGATAGCCGCCAGCGAGGCGAAAAGGTCCTCGTAGTTTGTTTCCGGCACCCCGTCCGTCACTGTCGCGACGTCTTGTGCCATGAGCGACATCGACAGTGCGAGCATGCCGATGAGCGAAATGAATATCCCGTTGATTCTTTTCATACGTTTACATTTGAATTATTGTTGATACCTATTTTAAAAAGCCATTCTTGTACATCAAAGCTGGGACAGGCTTTTGCCGCCAGCTCGTTGTGCCCAACGATTCGCACGTGGGGAAAACGGCGGTGGAAATCCTTCACGTAAGCCTCCAGAGCTCCCCTTTGTTCAGATGTCCGGGTGTCCCGGGGAGTTTTCCCGTCACGCTCTACACCGCCGACGTACACAATGTGCCGGGCTGTCCGGTTATACCCTTTTGCCCCATTGGTAATCTCCCACGGATCGACCACGTCATCCTCGTTGTTTGCCACCAGCCGTTCCACCGTCCCGTCCAGATGGACCATGTCGGTATAACCGACCTGCTTCCAGCCGCGGCCTCCTTCATTTGGAGGGGCTGTGTGCCAACGGCGGATCTCTTCCGCCGATACTTCACGGCCTGCAGGGGTGGCGGTGCAGTGGATAACCAAGAGTTTCAAGGTGTAAGGCATGGGATCAGGATTTAAACCATTTCTTACCATCATAGCCCAAAGAGGCAGTTTCGCCACCTTTCACATCAATGCCGTCGATGGTCGCTTTCTTGTCAACAGACTTGTTGGCCAGTGTCAACGAAGCCCCGATGATTACCCCGTCACCGGTTACGGAATAGGTGGAATTCTCACTCGGTGTCACTTCTACCGTTTCTACGGGAGTCTTCATCGTAATGGTTGTCCCAGATACAGATGCTTTTGCGGCAACACGGCCATCCAACAGGATGACATCTTCACCCCAAGCAATATTGGTATCAGCTTTCATCAACATCTTGAAGAAATACTTTTCACCGGCGTTCGTCAGTTTGTCGATCTGGATCACATCCATGTCGTCCACCAGGTTGACACCCGCCCACAGGTTGGTATCGTAATCCATACCGCAAACCGTAGCCACGATCAAACCGTCGGGCCAGTTGGCCAGCGGAATGATGCGGATCCCCTTATAACGCTCCACATTCATATCTGTGTAGTTCGCCCCCTTGTTCGGCTGCTGTGTCAACTCTTCGTCGTAAGCATCGAAGTCTGCGATGCTCATCAGGATACGCAAACCCGGATTGCTTCTCAGTGTAACAGGGATAGCATCCTTGACCGCTTTCAGCTTCTTGATCATTGTTGTCTCTTTCGAGGAAACTCTTACCACATCACGGTCGGCCAACATACGGGTTACGATACCGTTGAACAGATGGTCGTCATCTTCACCATACACGCCGTTTACGAAATGGAAGCCCAACTCAAACTTCACCGACTTGGCCAA